CCGGAACTACGCGATCTCCATCATTTTGACGAGTTGTGTTCAGCAACAGTGTATGGCGATGATGTTATCATGAGCATCAGTGGATATGCATGGCATTTCTACAATGGACCAGCAATCATGAACAAAATGAAAGAAGTGTGGAACGTTGATATGACATCGGCATCAAAGGACGGAGTGAGCGCAATGTACAAGCCGCTTGAGGAACTGACGTTTCTAAAGCGTGGCTTTTTCTTTGACGAACAACTGGACATGTGGATTGCGCGATTCAGCTGGCCAGATCTGGAAGAGATGGTGAACTGGATCAGGAAGAGTGATGATCCACTAGAACAGACCATCATGAATTGCATTGACTCACTCACACTAGCGGTTTCACACGGCGAAGAGAAATTCAACGCATGGCGGGCAAAGTTGATGAACGCCTTACGGCAAATTCGGTGTGATACAGTCTTGCCCAACTACACTTCTTGTTATCTGAAGTGGTACATCAAACACAAGCCATACGAGAATCGAAATGCCATCAATCGATTCGCAGAACGCGATGGCATCAGAAACCAAATGCGAATTTGGAACGCAGAACCGGCACAAGAACGATTCGAACATGGTGAGGCAACTGAAACGCCTGAACGACAATGGAAGCTTCGAGGAAGTCTGTCCCTAATCGTTGAGAACGGCGAGGTTACATCTCAGCTTGAACCATCATATTGGGAACATCGACGACGATGGGGTGTGACGGAAGGCGAGACGGCAGAATATCATGAGCGCATGATGGATTTTGCAGCGCATCGAGATGACAAGATGGATTTTGGATTCCAAGAAAAATTCCGCTTGCCATCAGGCGGACGTAAGAATGTCGTCAAAGGGAACGCATATTTGCAGCAATGCTATTGTGCAGACATGATGGCAAATCTTGCGAATGAGGAAACACACATGCGCGAGCTGTTGGAAATGTTCGCTCCAGAGGAAAAACCAGAATTTGACTTCTACGAACGCGCCAACAATGAGCCTCATCCGCATCAACATGATCGACCAGCAGACCGCGACTGGAGGTGGGCAATGTATGTGGGACCAAAAACGTGGAAGTTTTTGTGTTCACATGCTCGCTTTCATGACGCCGATTTTCTTACCGGTGTGGAACTCAATCCAGGACCAACCATGGATCAACAGTGGCACGTGCTCCACTTAGCAAACGCACGTATATCATGTCCGTGTGCATTTTGCAGCGCACAAATTCTCGCCTTGTTGGAGAAACTCTATGAGTTTCGCCATCAGGACAACGAGATTTGGATGCTGAATTATGGACTATACATGAGAACTATGGCAGACAAGATGCGCCATAGATTCGAACACGAAGTTTGTGCAGTTAAGGGCTGCATGAGCCGAGGATTACATTCCCCTTATCGAGAGGCATCGCCAGTGGACCTGCGAACTCTCGAACCAGCTCATTATGAGATCAAAAATGGTTCAAGCAACAGCCGTACGTCAAACTACGGGGACAGCAACGAAGCCGGAGCTACTTCATCAGTAAGTCGCATGCGCAACGCGTGAAGTGATCGGCAACAACAGTTAGAAAAACTTAAAATTCCTATCCGTAGATCGAATTTGGAGCCACTTATCTTAGTTTAGAGGGTGTCAACTTTTACGTATATATAATCCAAT